AGAATGTGAGATATTTTATGACCACCATAAACTTCTTGACCTACAGCATAATGCATAGCATCATTTTTGTAGTCAGATCCAATACTGATCTTTCTAATATTACTTTTAGACATCTTACTTAGCGTCAGCAGTTGATACTTCTTCTACAATGTCTTCGTAAGTTCCGTCATTTAAATTAATGTTAATCTGACCGTACTCTTCTTCAAGCTCTTTTTTAGTAGCTTCAACTTCTTTACTTATACTTTCAACTTCTTTTAACACATTGCTTTTTTGTGTTTCAAGAACTCCTATAGTTCTAAGTACTTCGTTTAATTTACCTTGTTGTTCTTGCAATAATTTTAATTGCTCGTCTGTAATCTTTGTTGTTAATTCTTTTACTTTACTCATTTTAATTTGATTTAATTGTTAATATATGTTCTTATTTATATAGTCACCTATATATTAGTTATTTACCTGCGATACATACAATGTTAGCTGTTGAACCTGTTGCCATAAAGTAATCTATTGAAACTGGTAATATAGTTCCCATTGGCACGTTTTTAAACACAACAGCGTCACCAATAACTGGTGGTAAGTCTAATACTGCTAAAACGGCTCTTGTACCTCCACTAGCTCCAGCTTGTACTACTGTTATAATATCTCCTGGAGAATAATTTTGTCCTTTATTACCAGCAACGCTTGGTACGATTGATGTTATTGCTCCATTTGGTGCTGAAGATAAAGACATTGTTGCATTATCATCGCTACCGTCTTTTATTATTGTTAGCACGTCTCCAGTGGTGTAACCTTGACCTCCCTGTGTAATGTCGAATCCTGTAATTGCACCAGCGTTTACGCCAGTTATATTTCCTTTTAAACCTGACGCACCTGCGGTACCTCCTGTTACTTCATAAGGTCCTACAGTATAATTAGTTCCTGGCGTAAATGCATTTGTTCCTGGTACATTTACTACTATATCTACTGTTAATCTAGTGGCAACTACAAAACCTGGTGATTGTGCCGGTGAATTAGGTACAGTAGTTACAACTGTTGTTGTTAATCCGTCAGCTGTAAAATAACCAGTACCATTTGATAGAGCGTTATAACTAGGGTTTGAACCATAAGGATCTGTAGCGTCTAAAGCTGTTACAGTTCCTAATAAGCCATGTACTCCAGCTAATATTACTGCAACATCTGCTTTTACAGCAGCAGCCGCACCTGTAACTTCACTCACGTATAATACTGAACCGTTTAAGTTAGTACCTAATGTTCCAGTTTGGTTTTCAAATAGCCAAGCTGATCTTGCATCTATAGCGTTGTCAGCTGTAGGCGTTACTTGTAGTGCTTTACCTATAATGCTATCACTTGTTGGAAATCTACTCATTTTTTTATTTTTTATTTATTACTTATTGTTTTATATTTTTCTACTCCACGTGATCCAAAATAAGCTACATAAACCGTGGTTACTAAGGTTTTTAATAAACCTATCCATTCTTGTTCTACTGTAAAAGATATTTCATGATGACTATCAACCCATATAAAAGCTATAGTCATTACAGATAAGAATATTAAACACATTGGACGAGTATTCTTAGAAAGCCACGAATCGGACTTCATATCGCTCTCCCAACGCTTTGTTGTTTCTCTCATCTCTGTCATATCTTGTTCTAATAACATCAATGCTTTTTCTTTAAACTCTGTAGGTAGATCTTGATCTTTAGTTATTAAATTTTTAATTAAACTAAAAACTCCAGCATCTGGTAAAATATCACCTGCCATGTCTAATATATTAGGTGCAACTTCTTTTAGAAATTTACCTACTTTTGTTTGATTAAATTTTTTACTCATCTTATGATCTTTTATATGCTTCGGCTTCCCAAGGTAAGTTTTTAGCTCCTTCTTGCATATCTGCTCTAGAATATTTTTTACCTTTCCAGTAAACGTTATCATCATCATAATCTAAATCACCTCTTTCCATTTGTTCTAAATGAATTTTTTCATGAGATACTACATCATCTACTTCACTTGGATCTAAGTCTTTGTTTATAACTATAGAACCATTGTTATTGGCTTTACCCATTACACCATCTTCCATATCAACTTTATAAATAGGAGTGTTGTCCACTGTATACGGTGGATTAATTAGTTTAAAAGCCATATTAATT